AAATATTACACCAGCTTCGATTGGAGGTATGGGTCAAGTTCAACTACCTACCGAAACAGAAGTTGGATCTGGTGATGTCCCAGCAGGTCGAGGAGATGCTAAAAAAAGATATAAAAAGAAAATGAAATTTAAGCACAAAATCGCAACATACGAAGAATTTCTTTCTAAAGAAAATTCTCAAATCAATGAAGGCAAATTCAAAGCTGGTCAAGTTTGGATGTGGAAGCACGTCGATGGAGACAAAGAAGTTGAAATTACTAACGTCAAATCTAATGGAGATGTTGTAGGTAAGGTTAAAGGAACTTCAGACGAATTTATTGTTAGAGACGCTAATAAATGGCTTAAAAAACAAGTCGTTGAGGCTAGAGATCTTAATGATCCAATTCTTATGAAACTTAGAGCAGCTCAAATGAAAAGAGATGCTAAAAAGAATGAACCAGCTAAAAAGGAAATGTCACCAGCTAAATCTAAGAAATTGGCTAAGTTAGAAGCTGAAAGAGCTGAGATCATGCGAGACATGGAGCAAGAAGCTGAACCAGAAGGCGGTCCAATCGCAGATCGTTATGGTAAAATGCTAAACAAGATCGATAAAGAGATCGCTAAATTAGGAGGTCACGGTGAATGGGGTGCTGAAACTGACGTGTATATGTCTAAGGCTGAAATCGAAAGAAGAGCCAGATCTATTAGAGAATCAGAAGAGATTGATGAAAAAACAATCTATACTGGTCGAACTGAAGTAGATATTATGGATGAAGTTGGAGGTGATATTCATAGCATATACGGTAAATTAAATGATTTAGCAGAAGAGACAACTGATGCTAAATGGAGAAAAGCCATTGAAGGTATTATTAAAAATCTTGAAGGAGTTGAAAACAAAATTGGTCAAACTGCTAACAAGTTGGGTGTTGTTCCAACATATGAATCAGAAGAAGTTAATGAAGCTCGTTCAATCAATAAGATTCAAAAAGAATACTCAGCTGTAGTATCTGAAATGTCTGAAGTTGTTTTAAACTGGAAAGTCGCTAAAGAATCAGGTGATACTAAAGCTGAAGCTAACTTTTTAGCAAGATTAAAAGAACTTACTGCACAGAAAAAATCTTTAGAGAAAGAATTAAATCAAGCTGTAATGGGTAAAGATAGAAACGCTGAATTAGCGGGAGCTTTAGAATCTTTAATGTTAGAAGGTTCTATGTCAGAAATTGATATTATTGCTCAAGAAGCTAAGAATTTAAAGGACTTTATTAAAGAAGTATTAAAATATCTTAAGGCTGAAGACTCAAAGGAATTAAGAGATTGGTTAACGTCATTATACGCACCTTATCAAAGTTAATTTCATTTGAAACATTTTTAAAAAGCTCGATATAATTATCGAGCTTTTTTATTTTACAAGGCTTCTAACTTATAATGATGCAACCATTCCTATTTAAACCCGATAATTACGAATCATGGTCAAGTAAGGCGATTGAAAAAATCGAATTAACCATTGAAAGTTGTCAAACGCGTTGTCAACTTGAAACTGCTGCCAAGATGGTAGATAACTTCGTATTAATTATGGTTTTGAATGAAACTTATTCACAGGAAATAGTACAAGATATATCGCGTCAACTATATTTATGCTTAAAATTAAAAGAAAGTAGATTACATGGATAAAAATAAAGGTAAAATCGGCTTTACCGCTGGTAATTTTGATCTTTTGCACCCTGGTTACATTTATACATTTGAAACCGCTAAACAACACTGTGATTATTTTATGGTGTTTTTGCAAATGGATCCCTCAGAAACTCGATTTACAAAATATAAACCAGTTATTCCATTGTATGAACGATACAAGACTTTAATGGCTATTAAATATGTAGATGAGGTAGTATGTTATCAAACTGAAGAAGACCTAATTAAATTAATCGAGTTCTATAAGCCAGATATTCGTATTTTAGGAGATGATTACATTGGTAAGCGCTTTACTGGTGATAATCTTCCACCTGAAGTTATTTACACAACACGTTCACATGACTGGTCAACTACTAAGTTGAAAGATTTGATTACTATTCAAACTGTAAAGCAAAATCCAGAAATTGTAGACCGTGCAAAGAATGAAAATTCAACTTCGTCAGCACAAAGATTAATGTTAGCAATTAGAGATCAAATTGCTCAACATGCTGAAGGAAATCTTACAGAAGATCAATATAAAAATGCAATTAAAGAATTATTAGAACAAGCATGAGAATAGTAGTAACAGGTGGTATGGGTTTTATTGGCTCATCATTCGTAAATTTGTTGGGCCGTAAATTGCCAACTGCACAGGTAGTTGTAGTTGATAAGATGACTTATGCAGCAAACCCAAATAATCTCAAAACACAAGTAACTCTAATCAAAGAAGATATTTGCGATGTAACCGTAGAAGATCTCGGTGATTATGATTATTTGGTCCATTTTGCAGCGGAAAGTCATGTTGATAATTCTATTAAAGATGGCCGACCATTTATTCGCACTAATGTTGAAGGAACCTTTAACCTTATTGAATGTGCTCGTCAAAACAAAAATCTAAAAAAGTTTATTCATATTTCAACCGATGAAGTTTATGGAGATATGAATGATATAGATACTTTAGCAGAAGCTCATGAGAAATATCCATTACACGGATCTTCTTATTATTCTGCAAGTAAAGCAGCTTCTGATCTTTTAGTTGAAGCAGCAGGCCGTACATTCGGACTTCCATATTTAATTACACGAACTTGTAATAATTATGGAGCTCATCAAAACGCAGAGAAATTTATTCCAAAAATCATCCAATCAATTAAAGAAGATAAGACTATTCCAGTTTACGGAGATGGTCGCCAAGTTCGAGAGTGGATCGATGTTGAAGACAATGTTCAACTGATTTATGAACTAATGTTATCTGATCAATTAAATGAAGTTTACAACATTGGCTCAGGAGAACGTTACGAAAACATTGAAATCGTGAACATGATCGGTGAAATGTTGGGTAAAACACCAAGGTTTGAATATGTTACAGATCGTTTAGGTCATGATCGAAGATATGCACTAAACTCAACTAAAGTCAGAGAAATCTTCTCAGACTGGGAAATCCTATCCTTTCAAGAATTCTTATTAGAACAAGTTAACGAATTAAAAGAAAAAGTATGAAAGCACATTTAGTAGATATGTTACGTAAATCAGCAGAAGCTGACAAATCAAAGGCATTATTAACACTTGAATTATTGTCAAATCACGCAGCAGGTATTGGAGATCACTCAACGGGTGACTTTTACAAAAACGCAGAAGAAGCTCTTACAATGTTAGTGGATGCTGATGACAAGCTTGAAGCATTAGACAAATATTTTCAAACTCAAGTATAATTGAAAATATTTAGAAAATAATTAACCCGGGATTTTTTAGTCTCGGGTTTTTTGTTTATATTAGCTGTATAATTAAAAGATAAGCAATATGACAAAACAAGAGTTCATCGACAAACACGGAGAGTTTCAACCAGTTGAATTGTTTGGCACTTATGACGTTATTCGCCGTATCTCTAGCAACTTAAGTGATCTACACATTGAAAAAGAGTTCTTTACTTCAGAAGAAATGGATAACAAGCTGAATGCGATAAAGCAATATATGTGGGACTATGCAGCTGTGATGCTTGAAGAAGAGCGTCAAAAGCGATATGAAGAGCAAGAGATGAAAGAATTTAATGCACATTTAGGTAGAATTTAAGATGAGTAATAGGCAATTCACATGGTGGCGTAGGTTTCATACTTCTCGAAAACTACTAAAAGATCTCTATTGGAAAGGATATTCTCGCCTTCTTCAACGAATTGAATTTGGAGAGTTTGAATATGATCAATTGTCAGAACAAACTCATTTAGAGGAGCTCCTATATCAGATAGAATGTCAACAAATTAAAAATGAATTTAGCTACACTCGAGATCCAGAAATTATTCAAGAAAAAATTAGAGATCGACGAAAATTAAAAAATAAGCGAGTTGGTATAATGATGGAAAAACATCTTAAGCGTGAAGCCGAATTGCTTAGTCAACTTAGATTAGAACTTGCCGAGGAATTTAGTCTTGATGTTGACTATATACGAGAATACATGGAAACCTTTGATGGTACCACTAGGCAGCTTTTTTATGTGCTTAGATCCATTTCACAAGGTAGAACAATACCTACATTCGAACAAATAGATTTATTCCCTCGTTCACATTCAGAGCAGCCTAGGCACATATTAAAGGATCGAGATCCAATAATTAAACGAGCATGGAATAACTTAGTTAAAGAACGTAAAATATGGAATGCATATGGAAACTAGACCTATTATAGTTTATTGGTTACCTTACGAAGATGATCGAGAAATGGTAAGGCTTTTTAGTAGACATCAAGACTTTGTATGTTGTGTGATGGCAAAGGATAATCAAGAAGCTATTCAAAAAACAATACAAATTGCACAGAGCACAGGCGTCCCATATGTTAAAATCATGGGAGTTGCGATCGGTCGAGAAGAGTGGGTTAATGAAGAAAGTCCATTAAAAGATAGTTCTCCAAAAGCAACAAATGCCAGAAACAAAACGCATATATAAGGTATAATTAATCAAACATATTTTACATGGATAATAAATCAATCTCACTAGAAGCTCACGAACTTATCAATAATCGATCTGAAGAAAAAGATCGTATGTATGGACCTTTCTCTGAAGGTATGGATCGAGCTGCTCTCATTTTTAAAGGTATGACAGGTCTAGATGTAACTGGCCGCGAAATGTATATGGCTCTTATTGCTCTTAAATTTTCACGTGAAAGTTATAACCATAAGCGTGACAATTTACTCGATGCAATCGGCTATATTCAAGGTCTTGATAACTATGTAAATGAAAAACAAAATAATGGATGATTTAACTCGAGGTACTGCTGTTAGCCATCTAAAGTTAGGAAATGGCAAAATAACCGAATTTTATGAATTCTATAACACTATATTTGTCGATGTGTTATTTGAAAAAAGTACAGAACCGATTTATATTAAAATAGAAGATTTAAAAATAGAAAATAAGAAATGAAAATCGCATTAGTCTTAGCAAAAGGAGTAGAGGGTTGTGGTCTAACAAGACACACTATTGAATTCTACAATTGGTTAATTAAAGAAGGTCATGAAGCAACCATCTATTCAGCTACTGAAAAGGTTTGGCCACGTCAAAAAACAACAGACATTGTTACAACGTATTTTAAAAGAGCAGACATTCCAAAAATTGCAAAGGAATTAAACTCACACGATGTAGTTTATTACACCTCATTTCCACACAAATCAGTGGGCGATGAGTTCAATGAAGATTTCATTGAGCATTGTGTATATGGTTTAACAAATCCAATTAAAGTTGGAAACTGTTTAGATCACAATACTCAAAACCTTGCAAAGAATCACAAGTATTGGGAGATCATGACACAGATGGACGCTATGTTCAACTACTCTTTGACTTCTAATTTTGCAAACAAACTTAGAGAAGAGGCACCAGATACTCCTCTTATCGAAATGAACCTAAATCCATATGATTATGATGCATGGCTCCCAACTTGGAAACCAGCTGAAGAACAAATGCGACGAGTTACTTACTTTGGTCGATTTGCTGGATTTAAGGATCCATTCCGTATGTTTGATATTATGAACCTTTTGAAAGGTAATGATTTTGTAACAGAAGCTCGTGGCGTTGAACGTTCTATTGGTGCTCTTCCAATGTTCTTAAATGACGACCGTTCTCCTCGCCAAGATGTGTTTGAAGTTAATGAAAAAAAGAATCCTATAATTTATCCACAGGTTGATGATAAAGTATACATTTATGGTCCTTATAATTTAGCTGAAGGAATGGGAGAGCTTTCAAACTCAATGTTTGGTGCAGAGTTCTTTAATCTTCCAGCTCGTCTTTATGGTTCGATGATTGAATATGCAATGTGTGAAGTTATTGCAGCGGGTACAATTCCATTATTCGATAAACATTGGGGAGAGAACGTAATCCACCGAACAGAAAAGGTTCCTTTTATTGAATTAGAAGATTTTGCAATCTTTGTTGATAAGAATAATGTAGAAGCTTCAATTCCTCAAATCTTAGAATTGGCTAATGACCATAAACGCAGAGATGCCTTTAGAAAGAACTCTCTTCGGTTAGCTAAACTACATAACGCACCAGAAGTAGTTAACACAGATCTTTTCGAAGCTATCTCTAATGTAACAAAAAGAGCTAATAAACCAGGTCCAGTTCAAGAACTAAAAACAAACTCACTTTTCTAAGTATAAATTACATGGCAAATATAGATAACGAATGCAAAGATCTTGAAGTAAAAGATTTTTACGACCAGTCAACTACACACTTGGCTGATATTATGGAAAACCAAAAGAAAATGCAAGAGCAGACTTATGGTTTCAAATTTGAAGATATGACAATTAGAGAAGTTATGAACTTCTGGCATGTTAATACACACGCAGTCGTTGATGAAATTCATGAAATGACGGATGCACTTGGCGGTATTAAAGATGGATCTGGCAATGCAGTATGGAAATACTGGAAGAAAGATTTCTCAAAGTATGAAACTATGAAAGTTTCAGATCTATCAGATGGCGACAAGAAAGAATTGTATATGGAATGGGTAGACATTCTACACTTCTTTATAAACTACGCGGCCTCAATCGGATTAGATGCAAAAACAGCATACAACTATTATTTCGCAAAAGCAGAAGAAAACGTTAACCGCCAGAAAAATAACTATTAATGATTTTAGATATTGAGCAAAGAGACAAAGACGTCATCATTTCCTACTATGATGTCGAAGGCAAAGTAGCATTTAAACAATATCCAATTTCACAGTTTCAAAACTGGTATATCTGTGACGAAAAAGAACGAGGAGTAAGTACTGAATTTAAAAATTGGGATGGTCGACCTGTTAAATTAGGTCCAGCTCGCCAGTTCAATAAGTTCTCAATGGTCTATTTTATTGATGGATTACCAGAAAGAGATAAAGAAGAACTACTGGCATATAATATGCCTAAGACATATTTTGTCGATATTGAAACTGAAATCGTTGATGGTTTTCCAAAGGCTGAAGAAGCTAAATCAAGAATTCTTTCTTTCTCTATCATTACACCTGAGCGTAAAGCGATTGTTTTAGGTCTTGAAGATATGGATCCTAAGAGTATTCAAAAGATTGAAGATGATACTAATGAATATTTCAAAGATTTTGATCAAGATTGGGAATTTAAATACCATAAGTTCAACACTGAATATGATATGGTATACACGTTCTTAATGAAGTTCTTACCTAAATTTCCAATGATGACAGGATGGAACTTTATCAACTATGACTGGCAATATATTGTTAATCGCTGTAAAAGACTTCAAATTGATATTAATGAAGTTGGTATGACTCAAAGTGTTGATAGAACTGATTCACGCCCACTTCACATTGGAATTCTGGACTACATGCAATTGTATGATAAATATGATCGCTCAGTTAAAGTAAAGGAATCTAATTCACTCGATTATGTTTCGAGTCAAGTATTAAATACAAATAAAATTAAGTTCACAGGTTCACTCCAAGATCTTTATAGAGATAACTTTACTAAATACATATACTATAACGTAGTTGACTCCGTGTTAGTCTATTATATAGATCAGAAACTTAAATCAATGGAAGTTCTTTTAACCTTGGCGAATATTACTAAGATGCCACTGTATAAAGCAAGTTCTCCAGTAGCAATCACAGAAGCTCTTATGGCTCGTAAATTAGCTGAACAAGGAATGCGAATTGGAACAGAACAACGAGAAGATGGTCAAAAGGATGGTCAATACGTTGGAGCTTTCGTTAAAGAACCTATTGTAGGTTACTATGAAGGAATTAGTGCATTCGACTTTGCCTCACTATATCCTTCTATTATGAGACAGTTTAACATCTCACCGGATGCATATGTTGAACAAGTTTATAAGAGTCAGATTAAAGAACGAAGAGAAGATAAAGAAGTTATTGTTTGCGATAACGGTGTAGTGTATAAAAAAGAAGATAGTATTCTTAAAAAGATATTAACAGATTTATACGACCAACGGAAACAATATAAGAAAATGTCGTATGATTATTTCACAAAAGCAGACCAACTTAAGAAAAGAATAACATAATAACTTTAACCCATATGGGCTCTGAATATTGACTCGTAGATATATAACCTACATTCAATACAAGTAAGAGGCCTTTCTGATGAAAGGCCTTTTATAGTCTAAAAGGAATATAAAAAAATACAAAAAAATGGAAAATACACATTCTAATTTATTTAAAGAAAGAATTGAATACAAGCCATTTGAATATCCGGTTTACTACACAGAGGGTTGGTTAAAACAAATGCAAGCATTTTGGTTACACACTGAAATTTCAATGCAAGGAGATGTCAAAGACTGGAATGAAAAATTAACAGATGCAGAAAAGAATTTAGTAGGTAACATTTTATTGGGGTTTGCACAAACTGAATGCGCAGTTTCAGATTACTGGACAGGTATGGTTACGCATTGGTTTCCTAAGCATGAAATCAAACAAATGGCAATGGCATTTGGATCACAAGAAACAATCCACGCAACTGCATATTCATATTTAAACGAAACATTAGGTCTTGAAGATTTCTCAGCATTCTTACATGAACCAGCAATTTCAGAGAAGTTTGAATTGTTAACTTCAACTGAAGCAGATTGGACTCATGAGGACCTACAAAAATCAGCAACTGCCAGAAAGCAAGTTGCTAGATCACTAGCACTCTTCTCAGCGTTTGCTGAAGGAGTTTCATTGTATTCATCGTTTGCAGTTCTTTACTCGTTTCAAATGAGAAACTTGTTAAAAGGAATTGGTCAACAGATGAAGTGGTCAGTTCGTGACGAATCACTACACTCTAAGATGGGCTGTCAATTATTTAAGCACATGTCCACAGAATATCCTGAATTGAAAGAGGACGTAAAAGATGATGTGATTCGTGCAGCTGAGCTCATGGTTGACATGGAACATAATTTCATTGATAAGATGTTTGAAATGGGAGATCTTGATAATCTAAAGGCTAGTGATCTAAAACAGTTTATTCTTAAAAGAGCAAACGAAAAAATTGCAGAATTAGGTTACACTGATGGACCATTTATGAAATATGATGAAGCTGCTGCTTCTGAATTAGATTGGTTTTATCACTTAACGGGTGGAACAACACATACAGATTTCTTTGCAACCAGACCTACAGATTATTCTAAGGCAGGCGAAGATGAAAACTGGGATGAAGACGAATTATTTTAATAAATTTATATGGGAAAGAAAGTAGAAAGCATTAATCATGGTGAAACCCTAGGATGGGAAATCGGAGTAGATTTTCCAACATGGGGCAACACTGAGATTTATGTAAAGACAATTAGCAATGGCTATCTTATGCAGGGTGAAACACCAAAGGATGCATATTGGAGAGTGGCAACAACGGTGGCAAAGCGTTTACAAAAACCAGAAATGGCAAGTAAATTCTTTGATTATATTTGGAAGGGATGGTTGAATTTAGCTTCTCCAGTTCTTTCAAATACAGGAACTGAAAGAGGCCTTCCAATTTCCTGTTTCGGTATTGACGTAGCTGATTCAATTCATGATATTGGTGCAAAGAATTTAGAGATGATGTTGCTAGCAAAACACGGAGGCGGAGTTGGTATTGGTATTAACCAAATCAGACCAGCCGGTGCAAAGATTAGAGGCAACGGAACAAGCGATGGTATTGTTCCATTTTGTAAGATTTATGATTCAACTATTTTAGCAACTAACCAAGGAAGCGTAAGACGAGGAGCAGCTTCAGTTAATATTGATATTGAACATGCAGATTTCTGGGAATGGTTAGAAATTCGCGAACCAAAGGGAGATGTAAACCGTCAATCATTGAACCTACACCAATGTGTTGTAATTTCAGATGGTTTTATGCAAAAGGTAAAAGCTGGCGACAAAGAAGCTCGTAAAAGATGGACTGCAGTTATTCGCAAGCGTAGAGCGACTGGTGAGCCATACATTATGTTTAAAGGCAATGTAAATCGTTCAAATCCAGATGCATATAAACAGAATGGATTAAAGGTTTATATGACAAACATTTGTTCTGAGATTACGCTACACACTGATGAAAATCACTCATTCGTTTGTTGTTTATCTTCAGTGAACCTTGCAAAGTATGATGAGTGGAAGGATACAGATCTTATTTATACAGCGACATGGTTTCTTGATGGTGTTCTTGAAGAATTCATTCAAAAGGCAAAATTTATGCGTGGATTTGAAAACTCAGTTCGTTCTGCAGAAAAAGGTAGAGCACTTGGACTTGGAGTTCTTGGATGGCACACATACCTACAAGAACGTAATATTCCGTTTGAAGGTTTAACAGCTCAATTTGAAACTCGTAAGATTTTCTCAATGATTAAAACTGAAAGTGAAAAAGCAAGTAGAGATATGGCAACTGACATGGGTGAACCTCTATGGTGTGTTGGAACAGGGATGCGCAACACACACTTAAGAGCAATCGCACCAACGGTTTCTAATTCTAAATTAAGCGGTAATGTTTCAGCGGGTATTGAACCATGGGCTGCCAATGTTTTCACAGAACAAACTGCAAAAGGAACGTTCATTCGTAAGAATCCAACTCTTGAAGCAGCTTTAGAAGAAATCGGTAAAAACACAAAGGAAACA